TAATAACTTAACTGACATTGAATTGTCAACATAGAAACCCATATTAATAGTGTCAAATAACTTATTATGCGGCATCTCACGATGTTCACCAAAGGTTTTTGCTGGAGTAGTTTCTAATGTAATCCCAGGTAAATTGATGTTATCACAGTATAATAATACCTTACGCATGTCTCCACTATAGTTTCCTTCAGCTACTGCAGATGGGATGGTAAACATGACAGCAAACCGTGAGGTCCTCATTAGGCCTTCACCAGCTACTGTTGATATGAATTCGTTTAACGTTGCCATATTATCCTATTGAGTCCTTCCAGACTCTTGCTTTGTTTGCACCTACGAACTGCTCTACTGGTAATAGCATAGCTGTTGTCCAATCAGGAGCATCTATCTTTCTAAATGTAGACTTAACATGAGCATTTAAGTAATGCTTAACACATGGTTCTGCCCATTTAAACTTAGATACACCGCCAATAAGTCTCCATGATAGCTTAAGTCTTGTGTTTTCTGTTAATGATCTATCTGATGCAAAGTCCATTAATCTTTGTAACAACATAACACGCATTTGATATGGAAGATAATGCATGTTTAAACCATAAAACCCACCTTCAACACGTTTGAAAGGGAACACAAGAGGAAACTTATCATAGTATGGTAAAGTATCTTTGTGTTTTGGATCATAGAAAAACATATAAAGGCTGCCAGGTACAACTTGAGGCTTGACTTGTTTAGGGTTAGAGTTCATCACCTTTTGAGATGTGATGTTTTGTCTACCTAATAGGATAGCCTGTTGTTGGAACCATGCCTTCGATCTTAAAGCTGCTTGCTTTAGATCATATGGGTTTTGTTTAAATACGTCTTTAAGTTGCGCCATTTATTATTTATACTCTATTTCAGGCCTAATTCATGTTCGGTTATAATGATGAACTCATAACCTCTATCGCTGCACCATTCCTTCGCAGCTTTCCACTTTGCTTGGTTCTTAACGAACGTCACTGACTCTGTTATATAGTGCTTTGTCTTCCTGCCTGGGTACACGGGAGGTTGGGTTTGTTTTGCAGGTTTAACCTCAACAAGATAAGTCTTATAAGAGTTATCCTTCGTCTTAACCTTTATCTTAAAGTCGATGAAGTACCTATGAACTCTATTATCTGTAGGACATCTATATGGGACCACAGTCTCCTCAGAACACCACTTAACGACTGATGGGTTCTTATCACACCATGATGCAAAGCGTGTTTCCCAACTGGATCTCATTATGATATTAGTTGGATCACCCTCATACTTCTCGGGAAACATAGGTTTGTACTTACGTTTATGAAACATATGATATTTATTATGCCTGAAAAGTGTTATAAATAATTAATAAACATCTTTGTGGGAATACTATAATGGGAAGAGGCATCGGAGCAGCCGGTGCAGCGCAAGCTGCAGCAGCTAGTCAACCTAGTCAGCCAGCTAACCAAGCGGCACCAAACACCAATGATCCTAAGTTAGCTGGAAGTGATCTATATCAGGCTCGTGGTGGTGCAGCAACGTTTGATGCTAACGCTTATAAGATAGAGCAACACTCGTATCCTAGTGACCTCATGAGTCCATTAGGTGAGTATGGCGGAAACTATGTGGTATTCTATATCAACGTAGCTATCGATTCAAAACTACTTAAAGATCCTTCTGTACAAACAGTTAATGATGCCACACCAAGGGATACTGGTAATGCAACAGCATTAACAACTAAGTATGGGACTGGAGCTGCTGGTGCAGTAGCTGGTCAAACAGGTGTTGCATTAGGTGGACTTGCATTAGGTGGTGGTTTAACTAGTACGACTACAAAGAACGGTTACACAAGTACAGGATTATCAAGCGCAGCATATAAAACACTTGGAACCGCCGCAGTTGGAGCTGGTGTACTAGCATCTGTTGCATCTACTTTCTCAGGCCAAAAGAAACGCCTTGCCACAGCTATCGCATTACATACACCTAATAACCTATCAACGACATATAGTGTTAACTATGATGAAGAGGATACAGACACATTTGCTATGGGTGTTGCGGCTGTTGGTAGCATATCACCAGCATGGAAGAAAGCCGCAGAACAAAAAGGTATGTCAGATGTTTCAGGCTCTATAGCTGCAGCAGTACTATCTCAAGGCCTTAAGTTGCCTGGTAGTGCAGGCATCTCAAAAGTTACAGGACTTGCGCCTAACCCACGCAAAGAACAGATCTTTAAGCATGTTAACTTTAGAACGTTTACATTCGACTATCAGTTCTATCCAAGGGATGCTAAGGAAGCTGAAAACGTACTAAACATCATCTATCAGTTTAAACTACATATGCATCCAGAGTTTAAAGATGCAAACAACTTCTTATACATCTACCCATCAGAGTTTGATATATTCTACTATAATGGTGGTAAAGAGAACCTTAACGTTAACAGACAAACATCATGTGTACTTACAGACATGGTAGTTAACTATTCACCTAACGGGCAGTTTACAACCTTTGCAAATGGTATGCCAACACAGATCAACGTGACATTAACCTTTAAAGAGCTTGCAACTCTTACTAAAGAGAAAATACAGGATTACATGTAATGTACTTCGACAAATTCCCATCATTTTTATATCCATTCAAGATCAACGGTAAGATCGAGCATAAGCTTGTTAAGGACATCTCACAGAACGTTCGCGTTCGTAAGGAGATCCTTTCTAATGTAACACTATATGATGAGTATGATATCCGAGATGGTGAGACACCTGAGATCATAGCTGAGAAGGTATATGGCTCACCACACTACCATTGGGTTGTCATGCTATGTAATGATAAGTATAGTTATGTGGATGACTTTCCATTGACCATACCACAACTAGAAAAGTATATAGATACTAAGTACGGCGCTAATAAGTATGCAACACATCATTATGTTGATGCAAATGGCTATATAGTTGACTCTGCACATGGCACATCTGTATCTAATTATGACTATGAGTTTACTCTTAATGAAACTAAACGACGAATCAAACTAATAGCTCCATCCCTACTAAACACGATAATCAAAAACTTTAAAGATCTTATATAATGGCTGCAAATTCTGAAGCAATACGGTTCGCGGGAGATGTCTCGATCGATAAGATTGAGATCGTTTCTTCGAACGGGTTTGGTCAAGAGGTTACTAACCAAGTAGTAGCCATTGAGTTCTATGAAGATCTATGGTCTCCATTCTTTTCTGGTGTTATAGCGTTTAAAGATTCATTAGACCTTGCAAACTTATTCCCATTTGTAGGTGAAGAGTATGTCAACTTAAAGTTCCATACTCCATCATTAGAAGGTAAAGACAAGGTTATTGATGACCAGTTCTATATTTACAAGATGGCAAACAGAGAACTTTCCGGTGATCGTAACGTCATCTATGAACTACACTTCATATCACGTGAAGCTGTCGTAGACCTAAACAAAGCCACAAGTAAAGCTTATCAAGGTAAATGCTCTGACATCGCAAAGCAGATTATATCTGCACCAGATGGACTTGAATCTAAGAAACCTATCAACATAGAAGAGACGCCAAACGGTGTTAAGTTCGTGGCAAACTATTGGCCACCAGTAAAGAGTCTTAATTATGCTGCAGAGACATCAGCTAATAAAGACGGGGCGTCAAACTACCTATTCTTTGAGAACAGAACTGGTCTAAACTTTGTATCATTAGACTCACTATATAAAGCTCCTATCATACAAGAATTTGTATCTGATAACTATATGAGAGAGTTTGGTCCTGATGGTAGATCATACAGAAACGTTGAGAAAGAATACCAACGTATCATAGAGATACACATACCTGAACCATTCAACTATATGGATCGTGTAAGAGGCGGTATGTATGCAAACAAGATGACTAACTATGATCTTGTAACTAAGAAATATATAGTTAAGACGTTTGATATGCTACAAGATTGGGAAAAGAGTTCTCACCTTAATGAATTCCCTGGAGCATCCAAGAAAGCTATCCGTAGGTTTAACTCTATGGGTTTTGTATATCCAAAATACCACGGCAACTTTAATAACTTTGGCGATGTAACGAACGCTAAGACTATACAAAAACGTATGTCAACGTTGATGCAAGCCGAGATAACACGTATAGATATAATCGTACCTGGCAGAACTGACTATACAGTTGGCAAGAAGGTACATGTAAACCTTAATAAGTTTAACCCGATAGAAGGTAAAGATTCTAACTCAGATACATATGATAATATGTTCTCAGGTAATTACTTAATATCAGGTATTAATCATTTTGTTGACAGAGATAAACATCAATGTCATATGGAGTTGATGAAGGATTCATTCATCATTGATTTGGATAAGGGCGGTAAATGAAGTTATACACAGGATGCGTAGAGAATAGACAAGACCCATTAAAACTTGGTAGATGCCAAGTTCGTGTTGTTGGTTTACATAACTATGATAAGTCACAACTAAAGACTGAGGACTTGCCATGGGCATATCCTATGCAACCAATCACTTCAGCTGGTATCTCAGGTATCGGACATACTCCTATCGGTCCAGTTGAAGGAACATGGGTCGTCATCATGTTTAGAGATGAAGACGAACAGCAACCTATCATGCTTGGTTCTGTTGGTGGTATACCACAACAACAAGGCACTGTAGATCAAGACGATGATCAGATGATCCTCAAGGCAGATGGAATGTTGCCTGGTTCTGATGGTCAAACAACGACTGATAACAATGGTAACACAGTTACTAATACATCTTCAGCACCAACATCAGCTCCATCAACATTAAACGCAGCAAGCTCATATACTGCATCAGCTGATGCTGTCAACCTAATCAAACAGTTTGAAGGCAAACGCCTAACATCATACCAAGATTCTGTTGGTATATGGACTATTGGTTATGGTTCAACGATGATTAATGGAACTCCAGTTGGACCTGGAATGACCATCACTGATGCACAAGCAGAAGAATACTTACTAGCACATATCAATACTAACGTAGCTCCAGCTATCCAAAAGGTTAAAGCTCCTATCACACAATCTATGTTTGATGCTATGTGTTGTCTAACATATAACATTGGATCGGGTGCATTTGGTAAGTCTACACTAAAACAAAACACAGACGCTACAAACTATACACAAGCTGCCACTAACTTCATGGATTGGAATAAAGCTGGTGGACAAGTTCTTGC